CTTAGAAGGTGCACCTCATGGAACTAAACAAGATAGAGAAGAAGCTATTAAAGATAGGAAGGATGATACTAAAACAGATTACAGTCCACTACCTGGCGATGAAGCTAAGCCTAAAAAGAAAAGCAAGTACACCCGTACAAAGTTTGCTGACAAGGTTAGAGCAGAAATGCAAGGGAATGATACTGACGAATTTCTTAGAGCCGCAGCTAAGGTTAGCGGTGTATCTATTTCTATCTTGAGAGAAGTACACAAGAGAGGTTCTGAAGCATGGGCAACATCTGGCCACCGTGTAGGTGCATCTCAAGTAGCTTGGGCTAGGGCAAGAGTTTATTCTTTTGTTACTGGAGGCACTACACAGAAGACTGCTGACAAAGATTTATGGACAAAACATAAGAATAAAAGTTAAAAGTGGATATCGTGGATATCGGTTGACGTCTCGTTGAGGTCTCTTTTTTAGATATCCACATCGAAAAACATTAACAAAAACAATAACTTACACTGTAGTGGATATCGTGGATGTCTCAAAACACTATTTTGGCTGTGTGAAATATTTTTAGTTATACCAAGAGATAAAAATAATTTTCACCACAACTTAAAAAGTGGGGTGTGGAGATGTCCACGATATCCACTCTGAACAAAGAAAGGCAAAGCCATGCTTACTAAAGCACAAAAAACTAATGTTCAAGTCACAAAGAATTTCAATCTGTCGGAACTTGAATTTAGAAACACTATCCCGCCTGCTATGATTGCAGACGCCACAACCCTACTTAAACAACTACAAGTTCTTAGAGACCACTTAGGTGCGAGTATAACTATCATTTCTGGATATAGAGCCCCTGATTATAATGCAAGCATAAATGGAGCATCTAATTCGCAGCATATGTACGCCAGAGCGGCAGACATCAAAGTCGCAGGAAAGACAAGTTTAGAAGTACACGCAGCTATCTCGAAGTTAATCAAGGAAGGTAAAATGCTAGAAGGTGGTTTAGGTGTGTATGACTTATTCTGTCACTACGATATCAGGTCTGTTGCAGGTTTGCCTGCCGCAAAATGGCGAGGGTAGTATATTACTTGCATAAATCTAGGTTTACTGATATAAAATAAGCCGACCCAGTTGTGCGAAAACTAGGTCGACAGCACATGTAAACTGTAAGGAGATTACGATGCACACACATGAATATAATACAGAGTCGCCTCAAAGTCAAGCGGATAAGTTTGTACAAGAGGTGTTAGAAAAATACAAAGGACTAGGCGATGTATTTAAAGGTACAGACCACAAATATCACTATATCTACCTGACAATAAACAAGCATAACAGTCATTTCTACATCGGCAAACATTCTTCCTCAAAACACCCTGATAAAGACACCTACATAGGTAGCGGTTGGGGCTTCAATAAAGCTATTAAAAAATATGGTAGGCAAGCGTTTATAAATCATAAGCTAAAATTCTTTGAATGTGAACAAGACGCATTCGCTGAAGAAGCCGAAATAGTATCGTACAGCTATATACAGAAGTACAATAACGAACTTAGAGTTACATACAATTTAACAACAGGAGGCATAGGTGGGGGAATACCTTCAGAAGAAACGAGGGCAAGATTTAGCGAAGTGAAAAAAGGAAAAAAACTATCGGAGCAAGACAAAGAGAATAAAAGAAAAGCTGCTAACAGACCTGAAACTAGAGAGGTACAAAAGAAAAAAAGGCTTAATAGAAAATGGGTAAACAATGGGCAACAAGAACTATGGCTATATCCAACAGAAGCACAACTCAAAACAGCAGAAGAAGGATGGAAGTATGGAAGACTGACAAACATAATCCGCAAAATGATTGAAGGCAGTAATAAGAAAAAAGCAGAAATACTTGAAGTTAGAAGGCAAGAAAGAGCAGAACGACTCGAAGTTAAAAGACAGAAAAGAGCAGAAAGACTTGAAGCCGACAGGAAAAGAAAAAAACAAGAGTACGAAGACGGAAGACAAGAAAGAAAAAATACAGGCGTGCTTAAGATGAAACAAACATTCGCCACAGAGCAGAGCATACTCAAAAGAAGAAAAGCATCTACAGATGCACAGGCGTATAAACCTATGATAGATTTAGAAGGTAATAGTGTAAAGATACACAAAGACAACATCTTACAAAAACTAAAGGAAGGGTATATACTAGTCATGTCAAGGGTCAGATTAGTAAACCCTTGTGAACCTGTAGGTAATAGAAAAGTAACAGATATACAGCTAACAGGAAAATATGGAGTAGATGCAAAAGCAAGATTGTTACACCTAATAAACTGCTTAGAGCAAGGTCTTGTATTTGGAATGCGGTAGATGGGACGAGAGAACATGCACAAAATAAAAAAATTGTGTTATAAAGCTTGAAATAATAAACCACTTGTTATAAAATACAAGTAGAGAGAAGCACAGGAGTATAAATGCCCTTTCCTAATTTTCACGCAGCTAGAATAATAGACCCCGATAAGTTCGAGAGTTTCGCCACAAAGAAACTAACGGACGGTATCACTGCTATTATTGGTATAGACAAAGAAGGTAAGAGTGAGATACAATCGGTTCGTGCTGACCAATCCAAGTTCACACCAAGCGAATTTAAAGACTGGCTAGAGAAGCACGATTTTAAACCAATTGATTTTGAGGAGGCTTCTATGAAGAAGGCTACAAATATTTTTGCTGCTTGGATGGATATCGACTTAGCTAAGTCTACAGACCAAGTACAAAGTACAGAACCTAAGACTGTTAAGATTGGCGGTATCATTAGCTCCGACTCTCCTGACATGCAGGGTGATATTATCGACCAAGACGGCTTGGACTTCTCTTACTTCATGAAGAGAGGTTATATCAATTACGAGCATCAACAAGGAATGAATAATATTGTCGGTCGTCCTATCTCTGTGAATAAGGTGAACATGGGTAATGGCGTTGCAACTAAAATCGAAGCAGAGCTGTACATGAACTTACCACTTTCACAACTAGTGTATAAAACTATGAAGGACTTGAAAGAAGCAGGGGACACCAGAAAATTAGGTTTCTCTATTGAAGGTCAAGTACTTGCAAGGGATAAAATAAATCCTAAAATTATTCGTAAGTCCAGAGTATTAAATGTTAGTGTATGTGCATTACCACAAAATGCAGATGCGACTTTAGAACTACTTGCGAGAAGTATGAACATGAACACAGCAATTATGGACGCAGCTAAGCCTGACTTAATACTTGACTCCTACAATAAAAAGGATGATACTATTCTGGATGCTGCAACCCCTAGCGTAAAAGACTCAATTTCTGATACCTTCAAAGAAGTTATGAGAGAAGAGATGAGTAAGGTTATGCAAGGGGAGATTGACAAGATGTTTGATAATCATTCGGCAGATGAAAAGAAACCTGTTATGATTAGCATCAGTACCCTATCTTCTATTGTTGGTAAGGTATTCCCCCAACTAAATAAACAGAAACAAAATGAATTAGCCCGCAAGCTATTGGTAGCTGCGAGTGATAATTAGGAGTTTAATCATGTCTACAGAACAACAAAATACACAAGTTGTTGAACCAGTAGCGGCTGACCTCAGCAAGGTAGAGACCCTTCTTGAAGACATCAAGAAATCTGTTGAACCTGCTGTAGAAGATAATACCGCAGAAATCCTTGCAAAATCTGCTGACACTTTGTTACAAGATAATAAGAAACTTGTAGAAGGTGTTACAGGTAGATTTTCTGGCGTTGAAGCTAAGCTAGATAATATGGATGTCATGATGGATAAAATCATCAAGTCAATCGCAAATATCGAAGCAAGAGTAGATGCAATGTTCAAGACACCATCAGCCCCTAAAGCTGTTGTTGCAGAACAAACACCTGCTGAACTTCAACCAATCCAAAAGTCTATTAGTTATTCAGATGTCGTTTCAAAGGCCACTGCCGCCTTAGCTGCAAACCCATCTAATGACCAAGCCATGCGTATCAAGTTAGGTATTGCCCAACTCGATGCAGGCGTATCCCCAGAAGCAATCGCTAAATCTTTAAATTTACTATAAGTAGGAGACACCATGTTACCTGAACTTAATTCCTTTGCCCCAGTAGAAGACCTCATCAAGATGAATGAAGTTTTGAGAAAATCTACAGCAGGTTATCAAACAGCCGCAGGCACCTCTGGTGGCCAAGCAGGCGAACTCAGTCCTCTCATTCCTCAATCTATTGAGAATGTACTTTCAACAGCAACCTATGGTATGTCAGAACTTGCTCTCTGGAACAAAATCCCCAAGACCAATGTTACCCAAACCTTACATGAATATGCAGTTGTAAAAGACTGGGGTATGGACTTAGACCCATTCATCTCTGAAGGCGGCGGTTCTGAAGCTGATTTTGCTACCAACAATGCTAGCTATGAACGTAAGAGCATCAAAATCAAGTATATGGCTGAACGCCGTCAAATCTCTGATGTTGCTTCTCTTGTTGGTTTAATCGGTGATAACCGTCAAGCTATCGCTCAAGAAACCTTGAGTGGTACAATGTCTTTAATGCGTAAAGTAGAAAGACAATTATGGCACGGTTCAGAAGCTTTGAATGCCGCAGGTTTCGATGGTATCTGTAAGCAAATCAAAGACAATGCTCCTAAGAATGTTTATGATTTAGCAGGTAAAGCACCTACACCTCTTCTTCTCCAAGAAATCTTGGGTGAAGTTTACAGTGCTCCAAATTATGGT